ACCGGTGGCGAGCGGGGTCTTTGGAGTTCCAGGTGGACCCCACACATGGAACAGGACATGGACAGAACGTGAGTGGGCCAGATGAATGGGCTTTATTAATGGGTTCTTTAATTTGGGCTTGGATTGACTAAATATACTCGTATATTTATGAAAATGCATTACATTTATTGAAACGTATAAATACGTATTACACGGATGTATGTTTTGACACCTTATATTCTTCGTCTAAATTTATTTCTATTACATGGGCTTCTTGCATCATGAGGATATCTACTAGTTCTATCATGTCCTCTGCCTTGAACCCCCCCGTTGGTGAATCTTCGTACATGACCTTGAATATGTTCTTGATGCTCTCTTCTAGCCCGTTGAAGTCGAATGGACCTATCAGTCCCTGGTGTCCGTATGGTATGATGTACCTCTGCTTGTGAAGAAATGGAGTTGTGGTGGAGAACAAATCTATCTCAACGGAAACCCTCCTTGTTGTTCTTAGCCTGACATCTATGATGAAAGACATGCCCTTCTTGTTGCTATATTTGATCGTCATTGTTTCTGTGTTGTTGGTCGTTGTGTGATGGTATGCATTTATAGAGGATGTCTGCTGGTTGTGTGGTTGATGTTTTGATACGTGTGCATTCCTCTTTCATATAAACATGAGTGGATATCTTTATGATTGATGGTGATATTGCTATTAAACTTTTACTAATTAATCTTGAGTAATTAAGTTATAATGTATGATAATTTAAATTATCATACATTCGTCTAAAAATAAAGAAGTTCCGGAAGAACTTGAAGAGTGGGTGTCTGAGAATGTAAACAACCATAAACATATAAAAAAAAAGAAAAACGGATAAAAGCATGGATAATCTTGAGAAAAAAAGGGAGCGCAGCGAAAAAAAAAAAAAAAACAAACTGACTGAGAGAAAAATAAAAGGTCTTCCGTATTAGAAATACGGATGAAAATAGAAAATAAAAAAATAAAAGGGATCTAGAACGGTGACGTACTCAAGTTTTTACCATTTACAGCGCGGTAAATGGTAAATGGGTGAAAGAGAGGTAAACATCTTGGACACCAATAGGTAAATTGTCCCCAATATATTGGGGACAATCGGTGACATTGGAGACTCATATTTTATACTTTCCCATTTTGCCCTCATTTTTGTGTCTAGTAGGCGCGTGGGAGTGCTCTGAAAAAGTACATCTTCTCTCTCCAAAACTCGCCGGAGAAGACGAAACTCGACGATTCCGACCTCTATTTGCGACACGCAGGGCGGTGTGTACCCCTGGGAGGGTAGGTACCACTACGCTACAGCAGCCTTAGCTACGCCGGAGCTTAGCTCGCCACCGTTTTAATATT